CACTTGCATCCATCTAGTCCAATCAACATTCTTCATGATCTCTTCTAGTGGATCGTTTTTCTTCATTTTAGACCCTCCGAACAATTTAAAAAGTATCTCGTGCTTATGTTACTAGCGGTTTTACCTGGTAACATTAGACTCGATATCCCGTCAGGACACAAGACATCGCGCCATTATTGGCACTCTCTAAGGCTTGGATCTTAACCGTTGAATTTGGGGGTATTATGAATTCTAACATTTTGGGTTGAAATCCGTTAAAGGCTGCGGTCACGATCAACTTTTCAGTATACAAACCCTGACCATCAACATTTACCGTATAACTCAATGTTTCCCCATCACTGATCCCTGACCAATCAATACCGAGTGTGATCCGCGTCAGGTAAAAGTAGGAAGGATTCGTGTAGTGTAATAGAGTGACAGCTGAAGATGTCAAATTATAAGGTCCACTCCATCCGAAGATCTTCCCATCTTTTACCCTTGAAATAGATTTAGACGCGGCTAGGCTCATACATTATAGAAGTTTACCGCTAAACAGAATTCCATACGAACCGCTGTCAACTCCTACTTGTAAAAGAAATTGTGTTAGAGGTGGTAGAATAAGATGATAAGGTCGGTTTAGATGGGGACTTGCACCGCTACTTTGGTTTGCTCTGACGTCCATGACTTGGACTCCATTTAAGAATAGATCAATAAACAACTGATCAGAACCCATGCCATCCCAGTCTCCCGTGACCTGAAATTGTGCCTTTATTGGGCTGTTTGGAGTTTGGAAGTCTAAAACTGTATTTACACCACTACCACCGGGACCAGATATTACACCACTAAATGCATAGCAATACGATTGGGTTGGTGTATCTACAATATATAATGATGTAGATCCACCGAGAAAGGTATCAGCGCGTTTGATTTTAGTCATTCATTAGATCTATTCGAAATAAAGCGTAACTGATCCACCACTTGCGGTTGCAGATCCACCACTGGAAAACTGCACTGCAACTTGTAGATCTATATTATTTGCATTACCGATAGGAAAAGCGACAGGGACCGATTGAAAACCAGCGAAAGCGGCCGCGTCTGCGGTGTCTCCGGCAGCGCCCCATATGGTTAGGTTCTGTTCTGAAAAATCAGATCCAAGTAAGCGACAGGCTATCTGCGCTCCTTTTGCATTAAATACATCAAAAGCACAATCGATCCGAACGATCGCGCTAGCACCACCGGGGACTTGAATATTACCTAGGTTGCTGCTGTTCATGTTATCCGTTAAAGAAAAATATTCTTTGTCGGTGGGCGTGGCGTCAAAAGTTCTCGTAATTGTTGTTACCATTTTGTTTTCTCCTTAAAGTCGGAAATATAATTTCTCCCCACCGAGTTTTAATCGAGGGAAGCGGCTTCTTGCCACTGCGCCAAGGGTCGCGGTTAGGCCAGCGATCACAAGTGTCTTTCTTCCTAGGTCGGAACTGATCATACTGATCGCGTTTCCTGCCAGAGTATTGAATGCGGCTCCTAGTTGTCCGTCAGTGACGTCTTTGATCACTCCTTCGGTCCCTGACTTGCCTCTAATGGCCGTTTTGCCTGCGTTTAGGTAAGCAGCTATCGCCATGCCAGAAGCTAGGCCCGTTACGCTTGGGTGTGGTATTGATTTCATTCTTCTCCTATTATTATTATTCTTCTTGGGGTTCGATGCCTTGCGAGGTCTACTGTTTTTTCGCGGCTTGGAACGAGCCTTAGATTGATTGAAAGAAGCTTTGGAAATGATCTTGCCATTCCTGAAGTGCATCCAACGTCCTTTCTTATCTTTCTTACGATAGATCCCGACGGGCATTATGAAATATTGATTAATCGATTATATAAGTGTTTTGTGTTACACTGCTTTAGAACAGTGTTTGCATAATACTCGACCCGTGGATGTTTTCTCTCCGATATATGATCGGGTCATTGATTCACATCTAATACAACGTCCTGCGCTTCTATTGCTTTTCATTAATCGTATCCTCCGAGTTTAAGGGCCGCTAATGTCTTTTCAGTGTTGCATGACCCGCAATCATAGAAAGATCCGCAAATACATTTAGATCTGCCGTTCTCCCAGTCGGAGATAATAATCACAAAAAAATCATTCCATGATAAAGGAACCCTTCCCTTAGTTGCATGCCATTGGATCTTAGTCTTGTACTCTTCTAACATTTCCAGAATATTAGGATTCAATGCGATTCTTTTTCTTTTCATGCTATTTTCACCTTGTGTTCTTTGTAACAGTTGCGACAGTGTCCGGTACTGGTCAAACCAATATTTCCGCAGTTCAAACATTCCACATCATCATACCTAAATTCGATTTGATACATGGGTCAGACTGTACCACGGAGTGTATATACTTGTGTGCTAGGCTCTTCCGTACTGTCTAGACGGACTACTTACTAGTATGACGGGTTATTATTTCTTCTTCTTCTTCTCTTAGTTTATATACAAAACATGATCTAAATCATTTTTAGAGTCGTTACACCCCTAATTCCGATGCCTAGGAAAACATACGGAGTTCTGTTACACATCAAATCGCGTGCCAAGTGCGTCAGAGCGCGTTTTATGTGCGCCGTTCCGAGAGACCCATGCGTCTAGGTGCGGAAGGGGTGCGCGGGCTCTTCGTTTGCTTGCCTGCGGCATCCGCGATCATCGGCATTAGTTTGGATGCGGCCATTTGTATATACCACGGCTGATTGTCTAGTTCCTTGGTCATACTATGCAAAAGAGACAATTGAGATCCTTCTTCCGAATTTTTCATTTTCTGGGCAGCGTTGCCCATTGCCCCCGCCCAAAACTTCTGAAGGTTCTCTCTAGCTTGCGGAAGCATGAATTCCTCGAAGTCGATCAGCATCTGCTCTCTGATCTTACTAGTAATGACCGAAAGGCTAGCTAGTAAGGTTTCATCAGACTCCGAAGACATCAACCAATCTTCTATATTTTTTCTAGTACGTAAGGGGATCCAATATGTATAAATTATTAAATATATTCCGAAACTTAAAAACCAAATTAGAAAGAAGTATTGATCAGTCATATTCCAAGCCTTTGTCTAAGGGCTTCTTCGATTAGATCCTTTCCATAACCTTTCTTTACCAAACATCCTAAAATGTAGGGATAACCAGTATATTTATTATAGAATCTTCCAAGCGTCGCTTTTGTATGAGCTTTACAAATATTAAAATCTGCTAAAAATTGTCTTTCGTCTTCTATTCCACCGCCCACTATCGGTGTTATAACTTCTTCCACCAAAGTTTCTTTAATATTGTCTACTATTTTTTCGGCCGATGGCAATTCAATATCTTTTAAGAATTTGACAACATCTTTCATAACTTCTAAAGCATCCTCAGTTGAATGAAAAAGAGAAGCTAGGGCAACCGGTGGTGGGACGTTTAGATCAACTGCAGGTATTGGTTCCGCGATCGCGATTAATTTCGAAAGGGCATCAGCTCTTTTATCAAACTTGGCAAAAGCTAACCAACCGCCGAAGATCAGGACCGGTTGCATGATCGGTATGATCACTTGCATCCATCTAGTCCAATCAACATTCTTCATGATCTCTTCTAGTGGATCGTTTTTCTTCATTTTAGACCCTCCGAACAATTTAAAAAGTATCTCGTGCTTATGTTACTAGCGGTTTTACCTGGTAACATTAGACTCGAT